AAATATATTGGGTAAATTAAAAAAAAATAAATGTATTAAGGGTACAAATACAATCAAAAATAATACCAATAAAAACGAAGACGAGGATGAAAACGACGAAGACGAGGATGAAAACAACGAAGACGAGGATAACGAAAACGACGAAAACGAGGATGAAAACGACGAAGACGAGGATGAAAACGAAGAAGACAAGGATAACGAAAACGACGAAAACGAGGATGAAAACGACGAAAACAAGGATGAAAACGACGAAGACGAGGATAAAAACGACGAAGATGAGGATGATGAAAACAACGAAAACGACGAAAACAAAGACAAAAACGAGAATGATGAAAACGACGAAGACGAGAATAAAAACGACGAAGACAAAAATGATGAAAACAACAAAGACAACAAAAATAAAAACAATTTAAAAAATAATATTTTCCCCCTCCCAAATAATAAAATTATATTAAAAACACCATTAGAAAGATTTATTAGTTATTTATACGGTGTTTAAACTCTCATTTTACGAATATTTATACACCCTTCTTTTGCCAATTCTTCTACTAATTCATTATTATTATAATCATCTAAATAAATTATTTCTTTGATTCCAGAAGAAATAATCGTTTTAAAACAATTAAAACATGGGTAATGTGTAATATATATAATACTATTTTCACTTGAAATACCCATTTTCGCACAACAAGAAATAGCATTTATTTCACTATGAACAGTAAATTGTTCATGTCCATTTACTACCTTCGATGTATGTGTAAAACCAGATATATAACCGTTGTATCCCATCGATATAACTCGATTTTCACGAACAATTACACTACCAACTTGTAACCTTTCACACGGTGAACGCAAAGAAGAAATAATTGCGATAGACATAAAATATTCGTCCCAATCAATTCTATTTGTAAAAGAAGAATTTGTAAATGTTTTTTTTAAATCTTTTAAACTAGAAATCATATTTTATTATGTTAAATAATAATAAAATACTATTATATAACATTTACCAACAATTTCAAAAATATAAATGGTAAATAATTAACCCTTTAATTGTTCAACAATTTTATTATTTTTTAATAAAACACGAAAAATGTTACTAAGAAATAACACTATGTAAATTTTCAGCAGGAGTTTTAATTTCAGTTGCCACCAAGCTATTCATTATTTCCAACTTACGCATTGATTCTGCCATACTTTTCGCTTTATCATCTTGTAACCCCATATATAAATAATCTGTGCGAGGCGTTTCTTCATTTTTCTTTATTTCTTTGTAAATAGTATTAATATTATCCACTACTATTTTGAGTGTTTCTTTTTCTTTTATTAATTCAATATCACGCGAAACGTGTTCTGTAATCATTGAAACGGCAGTGTATAAAATATTACGTCGTTTTTTTGAAACAGCTGTAGTATATTTAATTGTAAATAACCCTAAGAGGGCTGTTAAAATATTTATTATAAATTCGTCATTTTTTTGTTTTCCATAATAATAAATAGCATCCCATATTAACCATATAATATCCATTTGGTACTTCGGGTCAATATCGTATGCTCGTCTTTGACACCTACATGGTTGTTTTCTTGTTTTACATATGGTATCAAATTCTATAATCCATTCTATCCAATAACACGCTATAAGAGTATTTTTCGATTCGGTGGAAATGGCATATGAAAATTCGTTAATCGCAATAAAAATTTCTTTTGGATCTTTTGGTTGAAAAAATGCGTCAATATATTGAACATTTGGCGCTTTTAAACGTTCTGTCATTTGAGTTATATCGAATTCTTCACTACGGTCAATTTTTACAGTATCAATACTGTGTTTTTTGTTGGAAATAGCAAGAACAACCATTAATTCGGCAAAAAGACGGCGTATTTTATCGTTGTTTCTTAACTGTAACATATTTGTAAATATACTTTGATTAACAATATTGCTGAAAATAATATATCGGTTGTTTAAATAAACAGCAAGTTTAGGATTTGCTAAGTGAACATGTTTTCCATAATAGGTGAGTATTAATTCCCATAAATCAATAAAATGACCAGAACAAATAAATTCTGCGCACCAGTAACAAGATTGTTCTATTTTTGATTTTAAAAGACTTTCTAATAACTCGATTTTTACCTGTGTTTTTTTATATTTAGAAAAAGTAATACAACGAAAATCTTCACGAATATCATTAATAAATGATGCGTCTGTTACCTGATTTGGGTCCAAGTCAATATCTTCCATATCTGTGTATATACAATATATCTTAATATATATAATAGAAGATAGAGTAACTTTTTTACTTAACCTTTTACCGTTTATGGAGTTTAAAATTTTCATTTTTTCTTATATTGTAATAAAAAATGAAACCACCATAAATGGTATAAACTATATACACAATGTTACACACCCCCCCATTTACCAACAAATTAGTCGATATAATTGGCAAAGGGTTAAATTTGCGAATTAACCAACAGTTAATAATTTATTATCTTTTTGTGATCGAGTAATACGAAGTAAATATGTATTTTTATTTTTGAATGAAACATTTTTTAAATATCTATATTTTTTATCATTTATTATATTACATATACCAATAGAGTCTAATACATTAAAAGTTTCTATTGTATTTTCTATAATATGTTTATTCGTATTTTCTTTAAAAAACACTTTATCAATTGTTTTATAAACATTTATAAGTGAATTAATTAAGTCATTTTCTTCTTTTTTGCTTATTTTTTTTGTTTTAAGATACATTAAACCATTCGCCGCTAAAACATCAGTCCCATAATCTTTTGATGTTTTTTCGTATAAATACAACATATTTTTTGCGTTTTCGTTACGATTTTCAATTTCTTTTAAAGACAATACATCTACTGGATTTTTTGTTTGTAATGGTAATGGGGATGGTGGTTTAGCGGGGGTAAAAACCGTTGAAAAAAGTTCAGTAAACTTTGAAGAAGTTGAGAAAAATGATTTTTTCGGTTCGTTTAATACTTTTTTAATTTCTTCTTTTTTAATATCCCCCTCTTTTAATCCGGATAAAATATTAACCGCTATTATTTCTGCGTATGGTATTATTTCGTCATTAAATTCAACTAATTTTATTTTTTCTATTAACTCTTGGTATTGTTTTGAATATTTTTTATAATACTCTATGCGACAGTATAATAAATTTTGGTAAGAAACTAACAACTCATATTCTTTATTATTAGTTACTTTTTCTCCATCAATTACTTCCAATTTTTCTATTTTAACACCTGTTATTTCAGAAACTATTGTATATATAATGAAAGAAATATAATTATATAAATTACCATTGGTTTCTAGTAATTCTTTTTTAAATTTCTTTAACATATTTAATATTTCATTTTTAAAACCATCTTTAATAAGTTCTATATCAGGTGTTTGAACTTCAAAACTAATATTAGTATATAAAATATAAAGTATAATAATTTTTGTAGCAATTGTTGATATATTAATAGATAAGTCAAAATTACCGTTAGTCGGTTGAAGGATGGATAATTTCGGTTCACTAAAAAACAAAACTGAAAATATATCACGCGAAATATAATTATATTGAAACCCTAGTTGTTTTAAAGAGTTTAATGGGGTATGTGTTAAATTATTTGACATAAAACAAGATAATAAAAATTTATAGTTACTATTATAATCATTTATTATTTGTATAATACTTTTATTACCATTAAACATACTATTAATTACAGTAAAAATTTGTAACTTGTTATATATAGGATTTTCTTTAAATTCTATTATTTTTTTAGCCCAATAGTCAGAAAAAAAATGATATATAGATGCTTTTAGTATAGATTCACCTTCGTGTGAGCCTTGTTGTATTTTGGGAGTAGTAGTTTCAATTACTGAAATACGTGAGGCTATTTCTTTTTTGCGTCTTTCCAGTTGTCCTGATTTGGTTTGTGCTATATTAATAAGTCTTAAATCAGCGGAACTAATTAAACTCGCTAATATAGATAAATAAAATATACCTTTTCCGTTTTCTTTCAAATATTTGTTTAAATAATTACATATAGGGTTAATTCTAAAATAGCTTATTTTATCTAACCGAGAAGTAAGCCAACTTTTACTTAAGTTTTTTTTCTTTTTATTATCATTTAAAATAGCTTTTTTTAGTTTACCAGAACAATAACTGGCTGATGATTCTTTAATTTTTGTTAACATTTCCTCGCAAACTGAAACGTTAAAAACAAATTTATCTTTGGTTTCATCGAATTTTATTAAAGAAATATCCTTTTTTACTTGGTTACAGCAACGATGTGCCCATGCGTATTCCATAGATAATTCGTTATCTATTTGTGAATTTTTGGATTTTTTAAATTCTGTACGATAAAGTGTTAAAAGTAAAGATCCCAAAAAAACTGGTAATATATGTTCACATTCAGGAGGGTTTTTTACTTCATCATCAATTAATGGTAAACCACAAATATAACATTCAATACTTGGATTTTTATTACCACTTCTACCAATTTTATAACTACCTACTGTATTTTCACATTGTGTAACAGGACTTGCTCGTTCCCACCAATCTCGAGGGTTAGTAAAAACCTCCGTTTTTATTTGTTTTAATGGTTTTGTTTGTTTTGTTTGTTTTATACCTTTTTCTTTTTCATATTCAAAATTTGGAGAAATTCCATATAACCAATTAAACGCCTGAGAAGCTTTTAATGTAGTTAATTGTGATAAATCTAATATTTTTTTATTATATGCGCTCGATGAATCGTCATCGTCTTCTTCATTATTTTTAGTTATACGTTTTTTTTTAGTTTTAGTTAAATTATCCAAATTTGTTCCTTTTGTTTTTCTACTCATATATATTATATACAATATTTATTATATGACTAGAAAAACAAAACACAAAAATATTTACCTACCAACAAATTACCGTTTTTGTTAAATTCGTCGATAAAATAAGTAAATGGGTAAAATGTAAATGGATTATTGGTGGATTATAGGTTTTATAAAAAATTGATTACCATTATAAACAACAAAACTATATAAACAATTATTAAATATATAATACAATTTGTTTCTATCAATTATTAATA